GACGTAGTGCTGTGCAAGACGCTCAAGTTCTTGCTTTTCCCTCAAAAGGGCTTCTTTGGCACGGCGCTCGTCGTGACGCGCATGGGTTAACTCCTTGATGCGTTCTTGTGCCCCTCTTGTATAGGACTCAATCTCTTCATCAGTGGGGTCTTCCACCTCTCTGTCCAATGGCCTACGGCCACGGTCTTGGATAGGGGTATCGTCAACAATCTCAATTTCAACGTCATCTTCGGGCTGAACTATCTCAACCTTTTGACTTTTGTTGTCATCAAGTTCGTCGGGGAACTTATATTGCTCTGCCATTTCTGCTCCTTTAAGCGCGGGTTAGCCCACGAGGGTCTTGCACAACAGCGTCCACTTGGTCATCATTGATGAGCCGGAACTCTTTTCCAAATATCTTGAATCGCGTACCAGAATAGGTACGTACAAGTACAAAATCTCCTTCCTTGCACCAAGCGCCTGTGGGGAATTTGGTCTGATCTTTATATGCATCAGGGCCAACTTTCATCACAAACAACACGGTGGTTGCGCTTTCTTCTTGACGCATACTGGTTGTATCGCGCACAAGATCAAGCTCAGTGCCATCAATCTTTTCAGAGACTGGGGGCACGGCACACAAGATTCGCCAACCCGAAGGTTCTGGCAACATGGTGGCTTTTTCTTCATCTGTTGCGTCTTGCGCTGGCGCATCGACGGGTTGGATTACATCAGGCAGGGCGTATTGCCCCGGTTCTAAAACAAGTTCAGTCATCGGATTTTTCAACTTTCTCTGCAAGGTCAAGTAGATAACGCTCTGCAAGGGCTAGACCCTGAATAATCCCGCAGAGTTTTTGGTACTCTTCAAAAGTGCGACATGCCCCACCAGCGCAGTCATCTGCGTAGTTGTTCATATCGGTGCGTAATTTTTCGCGCAATACGCGTGCGAAGTCTTGAATCATTTAGTTGGTTTCTCCTTTTGTTGGTTCTGTGTGGCTTGTCTAACCAAGTCCATACCCATTTGCTGACGCTGCCGTTGCAACGCCCCAGCTTGAGACAGTGCGTTGTTCTGCTCTGATTTTTTCTGAGCTTTAAGCTGCCCGGCTTTAGCCAACGCATCCATCTGTATTTTTTTGTTGTTTTGTTTAGCTTGTTCCATCTTGGCCATTGCATCCATCTGCAAGCGTTGTTGCTCAAGCTGCAATTTGCCTTGAACTTCTTGGCCTTTTATCTGCACCTCTTGCTGGCGCAACTGCAACTCTTGTTGCTGCATCTGGAGCACGGGGTCTTGAGCTTGCTGTTGAGCTTGCTGTTGGGCAGCCTGTGCTTGGTTTTGTTGAAGCACTTGGGCAGCGGCCTGCGCCATCATTGATGACAACGCCATCTCAACTTCAGGAGACATCTTCTCGCCCTCGGGAGGCAGAGGCATACCCATCTGCTGCTCTATCTTTTGACGGTAAGCAAAGCCTACGTGCTCTGCAACGTGCGCCATCATCGCGCCTTGGATCAGTGGCGCTTTGGGGTTTTGTCCAATCAACTGCATGACGATGGGGTCTTGCATTGCCATCATGTGCACCTTGATGTGGGACTCATGATCTTGGTAGAAGAACGCCTTCATAGGCTCCATACGCAGAGCAGCCATGTTCTCAGACACGGGGTCTTTGGGCTTCTGGTCATCCGGCAGGGGCACAAGTTTGTCAGCATCTTTAATACCCAGAACCTCCAGCATGTTGCGGTGCAACTGCGGCAAGTCATAAATATCTGGAGCCATCTGCGCCATCTGGATGACGGCTTGGTACTGCACAACCCGCTGGCTCATTGTGGCCGCGTTGGGGTCGCTCACGGGAATGATGTCAATGTGGTCGTAGTCTGACTGCTTGGCCTTGCGTGGGGCATCAATGGGGTCGTAGTCGTAGTCTGGCTCGGTGTAGTCACGGATGATTGCCGCCAACAGACGCAACTCTTGCTTGAAGGTGTAGTGCAGACGGGCTTGAACCGCAGACATAACCTTAAGCTGGCGCTCCAAGAGGGCCAGTGTCGTACCCACAGGAGCCTGTGCGGACATGTCCGACACGTTCATATCTGCGGTTGCAGCGAACCTACGTCCCTCCTCCACGATCTTGTCCAGCAAGCCAGACAGAACTATGGAGGGTTCCTTGTAGGGTAAGGGCAGGATGCTGTCACGCAGTGCCCCAGAGGCAATGTCTACGTCTCGCCATTCTCCGGGAGCGATAGGGGTGTCGTCTCCCTTGATGCGCATTCCGCGAGTTTTAAGACCTCCGGGTAAGTTAGAAAGCGTCCCAGCATCGACGAGCTGACGCATGAGACTGGTGGCTGACTTGGCATATCCACCGATGAGGTGGAAGAGTCCAAAGCCGTAGGCTCCAAAGCCGGGGATGTACTGGTAGTGGACAAAGTGCTGGCGCTTGAGTCTGAGGGGATCATCTTGTTCCCAGTTCCTCCGAATAGACAGGACATCATTGCTTCCTTTAATTAGGGTAACTACGTATGGTTGCATTACGCCGGTAGGTTCACCGTCGTCGTCTTTGTCTTCATCTCCCTCTAATACCAAGTCAACATGGCACTCATACAGGGTGTAACGCTCGTCATTCAGATCACTAAAGCCGGTCTCTTTATCCTTGGCCTGCTTGATGTTGTCTTGATCTTTGCTGGGGTCAGGTAACTCAATGTCACGGTAAAAGCCTGCTTGCTGGAGCTTGATAATCTCGTTCTTGGTCTTGCGCATGACGTGTGTCAAGCGGTAGCAAGTGTCTAAGTCGGTGGTTCCGTAGGGCAGAATAATGTCTTCCGCTGGTATGAACATAGACACTTGACGTCCCAAATTGGGATCAAAATAAACTTTCTTAAACGCAGAGCCGGTAGCTGGCAAGCTCCACAACATGCGCTCATGTTCAGGGCGGAACTCGCGCATGACTTCTGTCAACTCGTAGTTCATGTCGGCCTCGACACGCACCGCCGCCTCTTGTTTCTCAGGAGTCTCTTTACCAACTATCTTTGTGCGCACTGGGCCTGCGGCTGGGAACTGCTCTGTAATTGTTTCTGACTGGAACCTTACAACAGCTTCTGTAATCATGGGGTGGAACACGCCACAAGCGCCATTCCAAGGTTCTGTGCGCTCCTCATACTGGAGTCCCAACAGTTTGAGTCCCTCGGTATAGGCTTTCTCCCAGTCTTTGCGTGAGCCTTTATCTTGCTCAACGTCCCCCGCCAAGTCCCCCGCCAGTGAAGACATCGCACCCTCGTCCATGTCCTCGGCCAAGTTCACGTTGAAGTCGTCGTCTCCCTCACCGGGCATCATGCTAATCTCTAAGTCACCAATGCTGATGTTGACCGCTTCAGGATCAATGATCTCGATCTCAATTGGCTCTTCATCTTGTGCCAGTTCTTCCATACCTTGGGGTTGTTGGTACAGGGCTTTGTCTATGTTGGTTGCCATGTCAGTACTTCTTTCTCAGAGTAGCCCGATTTGTTGTCGGGTTGTATTTAAATGCCGATGGGGGTTTCCCCGTGCGAGTTTTTGCTCTGTCCAGTGCACGCTCTTCGGCGGTCATGGCGTCGCGTTTTTTACCTTCAGCGGTTAAATTGCCTTTGGCATCGACGTGCCCCCGCTTTTGTAGAACTTCAAGCGCAGCATCCCTAGAACCAATCTGCGCTGCCAGTCGGTCTATCAGTTGGTTTCTGCCCATGAACTTCTGTGTTTCCATCCGTACCTCAGTAGTACGCCGCAGAACGACGTTTAAAAAATCTTGGTTCATCTGCCTCATCCGTGTCTAGCGTGATGAAGCCGCCTTGTCTGAATCGAAGCAGTGCTTGGCTGGTCGTGTCCACATAGTCATCGTGCTCGCCAACTGGGAAGGCTGCAACTTCTTCAATCACTTCGCGTGCCCACCGTGTGTCAGGTGCCCACACCATACCCGAGGAGAACAAGTCCGCTATGGCTTGCACACGCACCATCTTATCGTTTCCACGGCTCGGTGTAAATTCTTGTACAGGGATGCCCATCGCCCTAAGTTCTTGGATCAGTGGTCCACCTGCCGCCTTTTTCTCCACAATGAAGGCATCGGGTTGCCATTCCTTCCAGTGTTTGAAAGCAGTTTGTTTGAGTTCTGGGAATGCGATCCGGTCTTTGAAAGCGTCAAGGAGGATAAGCTGGGGCTTGTCGTTCTCCTCCTCGTTGTACCAGACCCCCCAAGTAGTACAGGCAGAATAGTCGGAGGTTGTTTTGGTTTCATGCGCCGTGTCCCAAGACTGGATGATGTACTCACAAGTAGGGGGATCGTCCCCCTGCCATATACGCCAGTGCTTCCTTGAGATGATCGCCGCCGTGTCTGAGGTCGGCTGCTGCATGTACTGCGCGTTCCAGTACCGTGGATCCATTGAGGACTTGGCAGATTTCAGCGCCTCAAGCGGCCACTGCTCCGGCCAGAGGGATTTCTCTTTCTCCGTGTTCTCGTTCAGGATGGCTGGCAACTCCACAATCTCCCAGCGTGGGCTGTCGGGGTTGCTCACCTGATACTGTATGAGTCTGCCAGTTAAGTCCAATGGCCCCCAGCGCGTCATGATGACTATGATCGCCCCGCCCGGCATCAGACGTTGCAAAGGGCCAGTCTGGAACCAACTCCACGCCGTGTCAAACGCTAGACGACTGTTTGCTTTTACGTCTTGTTCCGAATGTGGATCGTCAATAACAAACAAGTCAGCACCACGACCGGCAAGAGCGCCACCAACGCCAGCCGCATAGTATTGACCGCCAGCCGCAGTAGACCATTTTCCAGCGGCCTTCTGGTCATCTGCCACAAGTGTTTGGGGGAATAGCTCATGGTATTGCTCATCATCCAGTAAGTTACGAACCCGCCGACCAAAGTCTTCAGACAGCGAC